GCCAGGAATGATATCCATAGTGATACCATACTCACGCAACTTCTCTAGGAAGATTTTACGATTGTGTCCAAGTGCTTTGAAATTGACTGTCTTACGATTATCATAGTAATCTCCAAGGTGGAGAATCTGTTTGATATCGTTTTCAAGTAAGTAGGGGAAGAATACGTCCCTGTAGAACTTCTCCTGATAATCCATAAAGATGTCAGACGAGTTCCTGATACCCGCATGAGTATCATTCAATATTGCTATTTTCATTTATGTTCCGTCCATAATATAGTGCTATTGTGTGATATAATAACACACACAACAGTATTTGTCAAGCGTTTATTCTACGATAAAATCACCGAGGTCTGAGTCGGCTTTAACTGCACGTCTACGTCTAGTTTTCTTTTCTTTCTTGTAGTACTCCTTAAACTGACTATCAGCTTCTTTCACTGAGTCAATACGGAGTCTTAGAGTATCGATGAATTGTTGTGCAACCATATTCGCACCCGCTTCACCACTCTCATTATCAAGGAAGTTCTCAATGCCACTTTGTGCAAGATACTTCATCTTAATATTCTGTTGTTTCTTTTCTTTCTCGATTCTACGTAGGAATGCATACCAAGATATCTGAGTGAAATATGCAAATGCGTTTGGTTTACCTGTACGTGTGGCTGATTCAATGTTATAGTTCTCAATCGCCTTAAGACAATTTTCTACTGCATCCATTACCATCTCTTCACGATAGGTGTATCTAACGAAGTTTGCTTTGTGTGATAAACCCTCACATATCTTTAAGAAACATTGTGCAATGTAATCCGTTACTACAGGAAGGGGTTTGTCATTCTCTCGTGCTTCATTAACAGTTGAGACATATGCTACCACCGCTTCAGAGAACTCTCGGTTGTTTACATAATGTGGTTTATCTTTAGGTTTCATTTTCACTCCATTTATTTAACGACTATTATATACCATAAATCAGGGTTTGTCAAGTATTATTTATTCGAGTCCTTAGACCACTCGTTGAGAAGTCATGTTGACGATTGTTATAATGAATCTCAATACCGTTATCAATACAGTATTGTTTACCTGTGAACTTCTTGTTCTTGTATTCCTCACCGATGATACGTACATCAATCGGATATACCTTAAGGATGTCCAGTAAGTCTTTCTCGGTACGATAGGGGATAATCTCATCTATGAGAGAGATTGCGGATAGTTGGATATACCTCTCTACCATAGATTGGATAGGTGCATTCTTTTCTGCACGGTCTAATGATGGGTCTGTTTGTAGTCCCACAATAAGGTAATCACATTGTGCTTTAGCTTCTTTAAGCATTGCGACATGTCCCGCATGTAATAAGTCAAATGCGGAGGCGGTTAAACCTGTTGTAACTTTTTTTAAATTAACGCTTGCCATATTCTGATTTCCGTGTTATAATAAGAGCTCTGCTGGGGAAGGTTGGATACACACCTAATGTATCGTCTTTTTTCCGAACAAATCAATTACATTGTTACTTCCACCATCTGAATCACCATTAAAACTATCAAAACTATCAAGTTCATCTAGATACATTTGCATGTCTTCGGTGGATACTTTCATTTTCTCTATAGCCTCACGGGTCATTCTTTGGACATCTGCTATGTCCATTTCATCACTGACACCCTGAAGTCTTTCAAGATGAGTCTTATGCATGTCCTGAACGGCAATTCTATATTGCACAAGAAGGGCTTCCATAGGAACCGCCATAGCGACCACATGTATATTTAGAAGAACCTGAATGTCCTCTTCACCTTCCTGATAAATCATAAACGGGCGAAAAGAAAAATACTTATCTCCTGTTTGATTCTCATACATACTCAACTTCATTGCATTCTTAATTGCAATCTCATCGTGTTCTTCATTGTTCCACTCTACAATGTCCGCAACAATTTCGTCACCGTTCGTTAATTTTATTTGTCTTAGATTATGCTTGGGATGTTTTTTGTTTATCATTTTAAATTTATCTCATATACTTTGTAAGGGAACTGCTCTTTACTATATATCTTGATTCTTTCACCACTATGTCGAAGAGTAAAGTTCTTATGAGACTTGACATGCATATCATCTGCAATATCAAACAACTTAGTAACACCACCATCGTCAGAGGTTCTAAGACCACGACCAATCGATTGCAATACCCTAATCTGTGATTTACTAGGACTTGCGAATACAATGTTATTTAGGTTTCTTATATTGATACCTGTGGAGAAGGTTCCCATAGATGCAACGATGATAGCATCCTTTTGTTTCTCTACAATACCCCTTATCTGTTCACGGTCTTGTGCATCTACCTCACCCGATACATAGAATATCTTACGACCCTCTTCAGCTTTATTCTTCATCATATCAAAGAGTATCTTGCCGTGTTTTTCTACGTACTGGAACAAGACAAGGGTGTTCCCCTTTTGGTCTAGTGCAAGGTTTGTGATAAATTTGTTTCGTTTCTCATGACTTACGATATAGTCAATCTCTTCTTGATATGTGTAGTCCTTGACCATATGACATACATCATTATGATATCTCAAACACAATACACTAATATCAATCTTTGCGAGTGTCCCCTTTTCCTGTAAGTCACGTGTTGCGGTTACTCTTTTGGTAGGGCCGAAGAGTCCTTCAAGTACGAGTTTATTGGTCTCTGTACCATCAAGAGTACCCGTAGTACCAAATCTATATTCAGCATTCTTTGCTTTGTTCATGATACCACTCAAAGACTTTGCTTTAAATAGATGAACCTCATCACCGAAGATACACTTAAAGTTGTCGTACCATTCGGGTGGGAATTTGTATACGGACTGCCATGTAGAAATAACCACACGTTTATTGGTAGTCTTATCTTTACCACTGTATATACGATGTACATTATTCTCTACATCAAATCCATACTCATAGAAGTCTTTGTATAACTGTTCGACTAGACTTGTAGTAGGAACAAGGATAAGGACATTATCATCGAAGTTATCCATATACCATCGCATCAGATTATAGATGATAAAGGATTTACCACTACCTGTGGGTGACAGTAGAATTGCACGTTTGTTCTCAATACCATGTGCGATTGCATCGTACTGATAGTCTCGTACATCAAAGGGGGATTCTACATCCTTTAGAAACTTTACAAGATTGGGATGTGATACCTTATTCTTCTTTTCGGGATGTCCATACTCTTCATTGTCCTCAAGTTGTAGAGGATACATTCTATCAGCACAGAACTTTTTTAGATGTGTGTATAGTCCCACATTGAGTTCACGGGTGACCGCATTAAATAACCTAATCTTACCATCCCATACACGTTTCTTAAATGCAGGCATAAACTTATGGCCAGGCACAAAGAACGAGAAGTAATCTCGGAGTTCCGCATTTTGATGGGGTTCGCATTGTATGTACATGAATGCATGGTCACGCATACGAACTGTGATTTGATTAGGTATACTCATTACTGTCCTGCTGAGAACGCTCTCCAACGAATGATGTTGCCGACTGTTTGATGTCTCCACTTAAGACTATCAACAATCTCTTTTAGTGTATCTATCAATGTATTAAGGTACACGATTTTTTCTTCGCTTTGCTGTATGTCCATATCGGTATCATAGAAATGGTCTTTCTGTGCCTTAGTAAAACTATCAGGATTGAGACCATCGAACGGGTCATACTTCCAACCACGTGAATTCATATCCTCTTCAGGCATCTTACCCGCATAGTATAACCACTTCTCTTTGAGAAGATGTTTCTGCGAGAACTCTGCTTTACGGAGTCGTAGTTTGGTAAGGGACAAATACTCTAGGTATTTTGCGTGGAGTGTGGGGGTTGCCATACTCACTTCTTCGTACTTGTTGTACGGTATTTCACTATCTTCTTTCCATTCAGAAAGGACGGTATCCAATTCAATCATAATATATCCTAATTATATAAATGTATTTAGAGTAGTTCTAACCTCGAAAATCTGAATGAGACATCGAAGGTAACTACTGTAGCTTCTCCATTTGATGTAAATTCAACCGCACCTAAGTCGGTTGGTACACAATCAAGGTACTTTAATGTCACAGTACTATTGTTGTGACTAGACAAAACCATTACTGATACATCACAGTATGTTGGGATTGCGACCTTACGTTCACTTGCGGATACTTGACCCTCATTGACTATACGTTCGAGATATGCCAACATCTCTTTGTATGCGGTCATGTTCTCGTCCATGATGATTGTAACAGTAAGGTCACCGTAAGTAATCTTATCACCCGCAAGAGGTTGTGATGTTACACGTCTGCCAGGCAAACTGACAGGATTAACATTCACAGATGGGTGTGATACTGATTGTGCGAAGTACTCCAAGTTGGGGTATCGTGTCCTATCAATAAGAACCTTGAACCCCGTAGGTTGGAGGTAGTTAAGATTAGTTGTTAACTCAGCGTCCGCAATTTGTACTGTACTATCTACTGGCATATTTAAATTCCTCTAATACTATTTATAAGTATTTACACGAGGGGATTCGGGATATTCCAGTTTTTTTATGACAGACTTCCAGTATGCTATACCCCATTCACATGACGAGGTTTTGCATCGGTTTAGAGCCGAAGTTGCCGACTCTATGCGTTTTTGATATACAACATCATTTGTATTATCTGTAGTATTTAATATAGGCATAGTATTATCTATACTCCTTAATGTATACCAATCTTGAAGTGTCTCCACCATCATTGTCGAATACACCCTTTAAGTATGCTTCAAGGTGTTCACGGTACTCACAAGTGAATGTATCAACCCCGTGTTCAGATTGGATTCCGATAGTGTAACTCTTTACATCATCGTATTTAGTTTTTGTTTTTTGTTTGAATAAGTAAGACATATTTTTCCTTTCGTCTCTCAGTTATATGTCACCATATCATACCTAACAAAGAATGTCAAGCACTTTCTTTCAAAATAAGCACATTTTTTTGGACATTAAATGGGGTTCTTTATACACTTTTATGGACATTAAAAGGGGCTGTTGGAGAATAAAGTGCTTGACATTTCTTGCTATATACTGTATAGTGTACGTTATGAATAGGAACTCTATATGATTTTATCTAAAACAGATGCAGAATATGCCGCTAACGTCTTTACCGATTTCTTCTCGAACTTCGAACGTATTGATGATTATATGCGACAAATCAAACTAGAACGGATGGACGCTATGCCGTTCAGTCTGCCTGGCATGGGCCCCGAACAAGACCTATTTGATAAGTTTGATATGCATCCCCAAGACATGGAGTTTGTTATTGGAGAGGCACATCGTGACCAATTCATGTCCTATATGGACATCACCACATCCGCACCTGTAGAAGCGTCAATTCCTGGCAAGATGATGAACTGGGTAGTACGTGAGAAGAACACGGGTATGGTCGTTGGTATGATTCGATTTGGTTCTCCTACTATCAATAGTAGACCACGTAATGAGTGGTTGGGTAAACCTCTTGATACAATGAATGCAGAGGTCATGAAACGATTCAACGCAACATGTATCATGGGATTCAATATTGTACCCGTACAACCATTCGGGTTCAACTACCTTGGTGGTAAGTTACTTGCATCTATATGTACGTCACATGATGTGCGTGAGGCACTTAACAAGAAGTATGACTCCAACATTTGTATGTTCGAGACCACATCTTTATATGGTAATGCCAAAGGTGGTGTGTCCATGTACTCAGGTATGAAACCGTTACTGATTGGTAATGGTCAGACCGACTCTAA